GCATCATTAGTGGCTGTCGGATCATTCTTTAAATAAATAACACCATCTGTATGTCCACCATATAATCTGAATCCACGTGCTATAACAGCAACATTAGCGTCATATCCTTCTGTATTTCTAAGCCAAGCTTTCCGATCAACATCCCATATGATAGCATAATTGTTTGAAGACTGACTTGATCCCTTAGAACAAATCCAGTAGAGTAACCGTTTAGCGGGATCATAAATGCCTTGTATAAACTCTAATCTATCCTTGTTGAGATCATCCCAAACATCATCTAGAGTGTTAGGAAAGTCTATGATGGTATATCCATCAGTTGCCTTCATGCGAGCACCCATAGTGACAAAATAGATGATTCCATTGACATTGACAGCTGCATGTTTCCCTGCACATCCTAACCCTATAATCAATGGTTTAGTGGGAAACGGTGCGGATTGTAATAACAAATGATGCATAGAGAACTTCTTAAAAATCAACATGATATCATTGTTAAGCGGTATCATGGCCGTCACAAGATCACCATCACTCTTTGTAATCTGTTGATTCCCTGATCCTGTTCCTGTCCAATCAGTCGGATCACCGAGAATAGTCCAGTTGATTATCGACGGATTAGCATCCGTCCTTCCAGCAAATATCCTGTTTCTTGCTGTCGTACAGGTATAAGCTGACGGAGGGGATCCGTCTAATGCAAAATAATTGTTAGCAGCAGTAGATCCATCCCATTTAAGAGGAGCAGCAGGGGCGGTTGCTAGACCGCCAAACATGACCAAGATATTGTTGAGAATAGCAAACGTCCATATATTGTTCTGTGCTGCTACAGGTGCTGTGGCTGCACCATCTTTAGTAATCTCATCCATTGTCCCATCAAGACTATCAGATTTAAATATCTTTGCTCCTGCAATAGCAAAAAGATATTCAAGACTACCTGCTGTCTCTTTATAGTAAGCAAGCCCCTGAACATTAGCACCGCTATTCATAGCTGACGAATTGAATGCTGAATCACCGGGGCGTTTCTTAAACCCATTGTTCAGTAATAATATATTATCAAGATCCGGTGACTGATTGAGTTTAAGTTCAGATGATGGATTGTTCGTTATCAGTCCACCACTGAAGTCACCTATATGGACTGTCTGATACCCTGATGTCATCTATGTACCTCACCGAATTGACTGGGGAATCGTATGAGACCATGCCGATGTATCCCCTGATCAATAGATTTGAATTGTCTGCTTTTATCTATTGCCGGAGCATCATGTAAAATTAAATTCTTTACTACTGTATTAAATTCAGATCTAACCCTTATTTCCCTGTCATCATCAAGAAACATAAATCCTTGTTTAGCTGCACCTAATATCCAAAGTGAATCAAACTTCGTAGGAAACAATGGTATATCAGTATCAGCTGACAGATCAGTAGGTTTCTTATAGATTCTGAATTCAAGCAGAGTTGCTGTATCAGGCCATGGGAACGGGGTAAACTGCAACGATCCAACAGAATCCCGTTTCCAGAGTATAATCGTATCTGGTACGTTAGCCGTAGCATCAGGAAACGGTTCAAACTTATCATACCGAGTAGCACTGATGATGGGTATCATCTTCTTATCTACAGAATTCTTACAGTTATAGACATGTTCTGTCGTTGTTGCGAATGTATAAAAGAATGTCCTGACTATGAATGTACCTGCGGTTAAATCCGTAGTCTGGGCATATGCCGGACTAATGGTAGCGGTAGCGGAGGCAGCGGTGTGAGCAGTGATCTCGTACCAATCATCTGCGCTTGAGAACTGAATGAAGCGGTTTGCTTGTGAAGCGGCGGGAGCATCAGAGAATGTGATTGTCGCGGTGGCTGCTGTCACACTTACCGTACCAGTAGTCAAATCTATTTCAGTAACAATGATTTCTCGGTCTTCTAACCATGACCAGTTCCATGCACTGGCTATTTTAAGTTGAGATAAATTTAACCATCTATTAATGAGTGTTTTTGTATTACTTTGAGTCTCATCTAAACCTGTCTGTGCTGCTACTTCTGCCCTCGCAGTAGAAAACTGCATCTATCCTCCCTACCCAGAGCTACTTGAGTTATCAAAACTACTCTCAGGAACCGTAACTTTAGGTTTTCTACCTCGCTTTTTCGGTTGCGTCTCTTGTTTTTCTATCTTTGGATGATCCTCGTTCAAATGATTAAAGAGTCCCTGTCTTGTACCAAACTCTCGATCACATCCGTAATGCATACATCCGAACACCTTGACTACAGAAGGAGCGTCCTGTGCTACCTTTTCCTTCTCTTCTATAGTTAAATCTATTACTGGTACATCTTCTAAATCTATCATCCAATCTCGTAAATTACCTACAGGTATAGGACTAGGTAGAACCTTATTAGATGGATATCTATCCTTAATGTAACGCCATAAATGTCTCATTTTATCTATACCCTGTTCATTGTTCACCCAGATTCTAAACCCCGGATTGATCCATCTAACCCGTTTAGGATTATAAGCTTCAAATACATCTGTTCGCCAGATGTCAACAACCCTTTCAGTAAATTTTAACTTATGAGCAAAACAACCATACTTCTGTTCCATCTCTGATTCTGATACTGGTCTATCACATGTTTCACAATGAAAATGTTTATATCGTCTTACTTCTTCCGGTTTAAACATATCATCAGGAAGACCTTTAACTGCTATAATATAATCAGACATCACAACAGATGTGTTCTCTATATCAACCTGTTTACCATCTAGTAACTCTTTACTTTTCTTCCAGAATCCACCTGCTAAAATCAAATATCGAAGCATTACATAACCTCCTGAATAAATTTGTCAGCAATCACAGGACTGCTGAAGTTCTCCCTTGTTATAGTATAAGCATCTTTAGCCATCTTTAACCGTTCTTTATCATCCTGTAAATACTGATTGATTTGCCTTATTTCATCTGTTCCTCCTCCGGTGAAACCTATAGCATCTTTGTATAACTCCATAAAATACGGTACTTCATCCATCAACGTAAACCCTTCACATGCTGATATATGAAATGGTCTGCCAGTAACCATATCCCATTTGATTGATTCCTCAAACCCAAAATGAAGATTGATTTTAGATCCACAGATAATCTCTAGTCCTCTCTGATGATCAACCTTCCCGAAATCTCCGCCGAATAAACCATACTTAAAGTTAGCAAAAGGCGAGATATATCGTTGTACTATGGAAGTAGGTTTTATTAAATTACCTATAAAAGACACATCGAATTCATAGTTGGCATCCACCTTCTTGTAGTATGACATATCAACACTCGGTGGTAAAAATGGAATCTTATATCTATCAGATAGAATTCTTGATGCAGTAATAACTTTATCGTATTTCGTAATAGCATCTTTATATACCTTATCTAAATCTATAACCTGTTCTTGTCTGTCATATGAAAATCCTTGTATCCACAGAAAGTTATGTTTAGCCATAGCCTTCAAGGTAACACCAGCTAACAAATCAGCTGTATGAATAGCTATATCATACTTGTCATTCTTACTGAGATCTTTGATCGATTTAACTTCAGCTGTAATATCTTTTTGACATAAAGCTTTACATAAAGCAGAAGTCACTAAATCTTCACCCCAGACTCCTGTGGTCTTGACATTATGTGTGTCTGTGATATGAGTAATAAATCCTAACTTCATACGAACGCCCATTCACCCGTTTTAATCTGATGTCTTGCTTGATCCATATATCTCATGAATCGACAATCATGTTTCATACACTCATAAATCTTAGTTTTATTGATTTGACTTTTATGTTTCTCACCACCCCAAATATCAGATAATTTCTCTTTAAACATATTACCTATCTTATGGCTGTCTTCCCTACCTTGATAGTAACAACAAAGAAATACGTCACCGTAAGCATCTATAGTCAACTGTACCGGATTAATCCAGCATCTCTCACGCATCTTCTTTTTTGTACCTATCTTCTTAACAAATCGAATACCCCAACTGTTAATAAGCCTGAAGATATCAGCTCTTGAATGTGTTACATTATAATAATTCCCGTTCTTATCCCAAAGATTCTTTAGTTGAATACTGTATATCCGTTTGCCATATGCAAAATCAAAGATTGCCTGTATCTCCTCTAAAGTAGCATCTTTATGCATACCTACCTTAATAGATATCTGGCAAAGATAATCATACTTCTGTTTGTGCATAACAGCATTCTCTATGTTCATCTTGACAATAGCACAATCATCTACACCTCTAAGTTTCTTATACATCTCATCATTAACTGAATCTAAAGAGAACCTAACATATGTCCCATGTTTCAGGAACGCATGAGCTATACCATCAGAGAACAACACTCCATTAGTAAGCAGTCCCTGTCTTAAACCTTTAGATGCAGCATACTCAAAGATTTCTTCTATCCCCGGAAACATCAATGGTTCTCCACCACCACAATATTCTATACTCTGCACCCCATAGTCAGCTAACTGGTCTATAATGTTCTTGATCCCATCATAATCCATTGCATGACCAGACTCATTAGATTTGAAAAAACAATATGAACATGATTGATTACATTTATATGTTGGATATAATATCGCCATACGTGGCTTACATAATCCATTCAATTTGATCTGTTCTATCTCTGTCTTTAATGCATATAATGTCGGATTAATCATACTCTTGCCTCCGTTGGTTTTTTCCATGTATTAATATAACCAGCTGTCTGGTAGAATCTCATAATCTTGTCTCTGAGTAACTCCTGACATCCTGAATCTTTCATCAACTTCAATAACTTAGGATCAACACAATCAGCCCTACTCAATACCGTCCATTTGACACCAAGAATACCAAGCTCTATACATAGTTCAGCAAACCACCTCTTATCAATCGTAATACAATCATCAACAAAACGTATCCAGTTAATGTCATATCGTATCTGAATCTGCATGATTTCTTGCGCTATATTGTATATTGACCGTTTTCTGAACTTGTATCCGTGAGTCCGTCTATCACAAAATGCACACTGATATGGACATCCACGGGTAGCTATCATCGTTGTAGAAGGTTCATCAGCATGATGTACACCCCCGGTATGACGGATGTATTTCGCAGGAACAAGATGTCGTGCAGGGAATCTAATGTTATCAAGATCTTTCGTATCAACATCAAAGTATTTCTCTCCTTCACCGGGTATATGAATAACATAATTTGTTCTTGCCACCAACGATTCAGCTGCACCACCTACTAAAATTGTCGCTTTACGATTAGTCATATGTATCTTTGCTATCAAATCATTAACAAAATGAACTACACCTACAGAATGAACTGATATCCCATAGACTTCATAATCATATCGATCAAAGTCAGATGACTCCATAATGAGAACATCTGACTTAATATGCCTTGGGAGATTTGCCGCCATATAAAGGACTCCCAAGGGTGGATATGCGGTCTTATCTTCTAGACCCGCGGCAAAAGGTGATACGAGCAAAATTCTTTTATTATTCATTTTGGTTTTTTCTTATGTTCCAAAAAATGACAATCTCTACATAACGTAATGCCATTAGTTATTTCATACTTCAATAATGGATATTTACTATATCGCAGAATATGATGAGCACCTTCGACATGTGTAATTATCCCTTTCAAAGACTGCTGTCCTCCATATCTTTGCTTTATTGGTATGCCTTAAACCCCAAATTCTCTCTGTAATACCGCCCTTCCAATTCCAATGTTTATCCCCAGTATATTTTTTAGCTCTATCCGCACTCATTTTAGAAGTCATTTCACATGTGTGCTTCTTACCGTAAAACGGATTTTTTTTACCTAATTTTATATTTCTCATTTTCAATATAGTCGCAGTAGAATGTTTTTTCCCGTAACAAGGATGATTTTTTCCTTTTAAAGCATCGCTTATTTTTTTTAATGTTTCTTTAGAGAAACAATTTTTCTTTCCCTTATTCCAAGGAATATATCCTTTAGGCATATCCATTTATAATCCCTGATTCAACTGAATCCATTCAGCCTGTCCTTCTTTGGCTGTCTTTTCAATACAAATCGCTGTTACTTGATCTTCATAATTAACACAATCGATAGTCGTTCCTACGGGAGCTAATAGATACTGAAGACCTATACCTATGTTAACCATGTAATCGAAGGTTAACACAAGTCTTCCCCCATCTCTTACATTCTCCCAAAGATTAATAATAGCTTTAATCCTATCTATCGGACGGTATAAATGTTCAAGTACAGAGATGCAAAGAACACAATCATACACTTTACTGCGGTAATCGAGAATATTGGCTCTAACATAATTGACTCCGAATTGATTTGCCCACTCAGGCTTAAACGAAAATGTAGGATTATCGAAACTTGATTGAGCATCTATACCTGTTACATCTTTTACACCCATGCGTGTGTGCAGATACACCGGCAATGGAGATGCTCCACACCCAGCATCTAAAATCCTCATGTCAGCATGGGGTTTTATCATATCTACAGCCCATGGATATTCAAAGATACGCATAGGACTATGACTCAAGATGTTATCATTCATACCCATTTCATGATACAAATGATGCATCCCAGTGAACAATTCACTGGGTTCATGTACCTTGTTGACTTTTCTGAGTTTAATAAAATTTTCCATAATCAGCCCACTTCTCTTTCTTCTCACTTGTGTCATACAGCGGAGTTCCCGGTAAAGCAGTCAATCGAGGGTGCTGATATGAAGCCCCTTTAGCTACGAAGTATTTAAGCCATTTATAGGTCTCTGCCCTATCTTCGTCATTTTCGCCCGGTATTTGATCCATTAGGGATAGGAAGACCTTAAACCCTATATCTATCAAAAAATCGATGGTTTCTGTAAGTCTGGTGGCATTGTAGCCCTTCTTCACATAGTCTAATCCGTTCTGACTAAACGATTCTACCCCTATCTTTAACCCTACACATCCGTTATCTCTCATTGCTTGAAATGATTCCCATGAACATGTATCTGGTCTCACCATAGCGTGCCATTGGATTCTGAGATGTCCCAGTCCATCGGCCACCTCTACTGTATGTTTATCACTTATGTTGAAAGTGTCATCATCCAACAAGACACTCCTGAATCCCCATGACCTCATACAATCGCTTATCTCTCTACAAACTGCTTTAGCACTCCGACGCCGGTAGTACCCGCGGGTCATCGTTGAACGCCAAAGACAGAAATTGCATTCATGAGGACATCCACGTGATGTCCATACCTGTAACTGAGGATACTCCATGTATTTGTCCTGCCCGAACCCGTCAGCATACAACAGAACCGACTCATCTCTATATGGATACCGAATAGTATCTATATTGATAATCTGTCTACAAGGATATACTTTTTTCTTCCTCATCAGACACATCTCATACGCACCTATCTCATATTCACCTTGTAACACATAATCAATTTGAGGTAGTTTAATAAGCTTCGATGCGTAAACCGTAGCATGAGGACCAACTAAAGCTATTTCTCTGCCATCTAACTTCAATTTCCCCGCTATTTCCAAATCATTTTCTATGGATGGTGTCGAGGTTTCCATAATGACTATATCAGGATCCATCGTCTTTACCCCATCATAAAACTTATCGTATGTATGTGCTCTGGCTAAAGCATCATAGAAAAAGATTTCTCCTACTTTAGCCTGCCATGCAAGATAATTTGTTGCATACCCCATGAAAAACGGATAGGTGTTGTAATACCCCAGAGTGTCAGCAGGAGGTAAAGGAGTGTTCATGATGAAAGGCCAGCGGCAACCAGCTCTTATCCCATGCCATTTATTATGTTTCTTATCATGCCAAGGAGTATTAGTTAATAAAATTCTTGTCATCAATTTACCTTCTCAAGAATCGTTTTGCATCTATCAAGGTAAGTGTGTTTTGACATAACTTCACGTTGAGCAGTTTTAGCTATCTCTATTCTGTCTTCATGTTTCACATGAAACAAAGCCCTATCAATCATCTCTTCATCACTCGAATACTCTATCAAATGTTTATTTGGTTCAAACAACCCTTGCCAGTCTTGTGCATCAGTTAAAAGTGCTGTTCCTGAACACATAGCCTCAAATACCCGCATATTAATATCATTGCTATAAGCGGAATTAAACACAAGCTTAGAATCAGCATAGATTTCAGTAACATCTTTGAAGAACTTATTACCATAATAGAAGTTAGGTATTGAGGCGAATAGCTTATCTAATCGCTCCACCCGTCTTCCTTGCCACGCAGGTTGAGTATTCCCGATAAAACATATGTCATACAGTTTGCTATTTCGATTATAAGCAAAGTGGGTGTCAGGATCACAAGCAAGAGGAAGCCACATAACATTTTTGGAATCCCACGCCAACTCAGAACCCGGCTTCTGGGCACAGAATATATAGTCAAATTCAGCCTCCTTCGCCAACTTCAATCGCCAGTCAGGATGAATATGCGTGTCTATCACATAATAGACTGATGGATGAAACTCTTTAGGAAATCTATGCGTCTCTAACCCATCGTCGATTTTAATGAAGATGTCATAGTTTTTAGGATTTATGTGTTGTAAATCCTCATTATAACAATGCATGACATCTCCTAGTTTACTAAACGCTTTCTTGAAATAAACTCCTGTTGAGTCTGCTCTTACCCTGTCTTCAAATGTCAGTAAAATCTTCATGTAACCTCTTTCTATGCCTCAATTTCATCGTACACAATATATGCTTCGGCATCCATTCCAACTAATGTTCCAAAAGCATCAGTGGAACAAATTATCGGACGATCAAATTCGATAGTTCTTGTGAAATCACCAGCATCCATCTCAAAACTAGTATCAAAAGATATTTTCCATTTCTCTGTTCCTGAAGAACCTCCATCTTTAAGAACAATAGAAGATTTATTTACTCCAACAAATAAAGTCATAGCCCAAACAAGAGCAGATTTGCCAACAGCAGAAATAACACCTGATTCTGTCAGTTGCTTTGTCTGTTTCATTTTCTTAGCCATAGAACCTCCTAAGCCTCGATTTCATCATATAAAATATAAGCTACAGCATTTGTTCCTGCGATAGTACCGAAAGCATCAATAGCACATACTATCGGTTGTTTAAATGATACTGATACAGTCGCATCTTCAGCTACAGTTACACCATCATTCGATATTTTCCATTTTTCAGTTCCACCTGTACCACCATCCTTGATGATAATAGATGATAATGTGGTGCCCGCAAGTAGTGTTATAGCCCATACAAGTGCTGATTTGTTTGCAGTTGAAATAACTCCAGTTGTAGATATCTTCTTGGTCTGACCTAATTTTTTTGCCATGCCCATACCTCCTTGTCGCTTTTCTTCCTATTGCAAGGCAAGCATGCAATAGTGAGATTAATGTATGCGTTCGTCCCGCCCTTACTCAAGGGGTAGACATGATCTATTTCACTTTCTTTAAATTGAAGCGGTATGCCGCAATATGAGCATGACAACACACCATACTGCTTCACATTATCTTCATATACTAGCTGTAATGTTTTAATAGTGAGTTTACCCCCAGCTTTCTTATTTACTTTATATGCCAACCTAATCATTCGTCTTTTTTCTGGATTTGCTTCATGCCATAACTTTGCTTTCTTCCTATCATATTCCTTTCGATTATCGCCTAACGAAATACCGCCCTTCCAGAATAGATGATCGGTACCACTTTTAAACCTAGTCCTTAGACCTTGATGTGATTTGTGTTTATAAACTCCGCTAGGCATTTATCCACCTCAACTCCACGTCTTATCTCCTGTATGGAATCCTGTCATCCCATAGATATATTTTTTAAATCCATGCTTATCTATCAACCCTTTTGCTATTTTCCTTGTATATTCTTCTGTATCCCATTGACTATACATCTTCTTACCTGTTTGAGCATAGTGATGCCATACAAATACCTTAGGTGTCACAGCTATCATATAATCTGATTGATCAAGCCTGAAACAATAATCAAGATCATCTCCACCGGACAATGTCGTATCTAACAAACCCACCTTTCTTATAGTATCTTTCCTGAGGAACACAAAAAAGTGACTGATGTATGGAACTCGTGTAAACTCAACATCTTTTGTCCGTAACTGATCTATACCAGCCCACCCCATAGCCATATTACTTAACGGACCTATAGACCCTATAGTCGGATATTTATCCATAATACAAATCATAGTTCTCGCCCAATCAGATGTAGGAGATACAACAATATCATCATTTGACAATAGTACATATTTAGAATCCGTTTCTAACGAAGCTTTAATCCCCTCATTACAGAATCCCATCCAACCCTTATTAAAACTGTTATCCTGTTTAAAAAAGTTAATATCAACAGTTGTATTCTGTTTAATACTATTTTCCGCTATTTCTAACATTCGATTATTCTCCCATGAAGGGATAATAACATCAACTTTTGCATTCTCTAACATGATCCTCCCATCCTACCGCTTGCCTATCACATAAATGCGGTGCCTCTATATTAGTATCAACGAGTATCTTTGCCCCATACTTCGTTGTTGCTTTCAACGTAAACACCAAATCTTCACCTACTGGCTGCATAGAGAAAAACCAAGGTTGTTCCATGCGTCTTAACAAATCAACCTTGATTATAGCTGCCCCCATCCCTATTGAACTTGCTCCGGTAACAAAATCCCCTTTTTTGATTCCTTCTCTAAAATTATTATTGTACCAGATCTTATCGCCATCCTGTTTATATTCAGCATCATATATAACAGGTTTGTAAGGTTTAAGTCGCTGGACACACAAAGGTGCAACAATGTCATACTTGTCTATATGTTTCTCTAATAACTCGAAGATATTCTTAGGCCAAATATGATCATCATCCATATAGAAGATGTAGTCGAAATCATAGTCTACCGCACATTCACCAAACTTCTCTCTGGCATACGCTGGTAACATCCTACCTATACCTAATTTAAAGAACTTATAATTCGATCTCGTTTCGTAGCGAGCCATCTCAAAGGCAAGTGCCCAACAAGCATCATGCGCCTGATAATCAACCATCCCTACTGACGGTTCAGCTATTAATACCCGTTTTTTATCTTTCCAATTCTTAATCCAACTCTGTAGCGCAGCCACAAAAGAAGGATCAGTATTCTTTCTACGAATGACGCCTTGTCCGTAGGCTTGATCTTGTGACCTACGCACTTCCTCCCACTGACTACTTCCCATAAACCCACCAGCCTCTCACATGATTTGCATCTAAAAACAGTCTCTTTAATGATACTCACTTGAGCCTCTTTCTATTCAGTGAGAGGGGCTTTTTTTCACCCCTCTCCCCGAAATAGTTATATACATCTCCTACAGTGCATGAACAATCCCCTGAGTCCATCCATCAGAAGCAATATCATTATTAATGATTTTTACCCCCATATTGATGAAGTAGTTCTGAGATATCCAGTCTAAACCTACCCCAGACACCTGGTTAGTCTGTCCAGAGTACTGGCCTGCAACAGGGATAAGATACTGCCCTGCGGCACTCAATGAAGCTGCCCCAACATTAAACGCTACTGAATTAGCCACACCTGCTACCTGTACCAATCCATACGAGTTCTGCGGTAGATCAGTGAAGGTATCAATATCTCTGCCTGCTAGAATTCCTGCAAACAAAGGTACAGTGCTTGTAGTCGGTTTCACAAAAGCGTTACCGAATGACGTTGAATTCCGGTGGTCATAACAAACAAACACACCAGCTGTCATCGTTTCTGCTGCAATGTTTTGCCCCGAAACATATATCTTCTCTGCCTCATCTCTATTAAGTTGTTTAAATAACATCTACTTCCCTCCTATTGGAATGAGTTTCTAATCATGAATCGTCCATCAGTAACATCCGATTGTTCATGGAATGTCACCGTTGTTACGGATCCAGATAGACTCACACTATACTGAACAGGCATGTATGTCCCGTTAGTATCTACTTTCGATATAATTGCCCCGAATATGATACCGGCTACTTGCACTGTTTCATTTACTTCACCGGCATTATGTGTCCACGTACCGACAGTCCATTTTCCGTTGCCCGTAGGATACAGCGTAGTTGTTGACATGTAAATCCTCCTATGCCGTTACCCCGGTTATTTTCGATAGCTTCCGTCGTGCTCTGGTTACTAATTCAAGCATGATGATGATCTGACTTACTCTCGCATCTTGGTTTGTCGGTTTAACGAACTCGGTTTTCTTCATGTCTGCGCCATTGTTGATTATCAGCATTAAACTCATAAGCGGAAACATGTATATAACGCCTGAGTTACACTGTGAATCAAAGAACACCGTTGAGGTTTTGAACTGCAACCCCGTAGGCGCACCATCAAATGTTCCACCTTGTGTATACCGAGTTTGAGGCGTCAATGAACCTTCATAGAAGTTAAAAATGGTATCCGTAGTGACTATGCAGTCAATAGGAATATCCGGTGTCAACTTCTCAATCGTAGTCCAGTTAGTCCTCAAATCAGATAATCCCTGTGCTGAAAAAGATCCACCTGATGTTACTGTTGCCTGCCACCAACTGTTGTTAGTGGAGTTGATCTCTTGAATAGTCGATGTTGCATCAATCATGGTTACAAGAGTCTGAATCTTCTTACTTGCCTGACTGGAAGCAAATAAACCTGCTGTCAACTGACGTTTCATCGTCAACATAGCCTGTTCATTCTTACCCTCAAGGAGAGAAATAAGTTTCTCTTCACCTGAATTCTGCCGCTCTTCGCTACCTGAAATAGCTACCGAAGTCGCCAGATTCTTCCATTTTGCCTGTGCTGTGGTCATACCAGCCTGCGGCGTGGTATCAAGAATATCAAACCCATCATACCATTGAGCAGAACTGTTCTCGTCGATTAACAACGGTACGACAATCGAAGCTCCCCCACCAGCAATCCGCGCAGCTCCTCTCAGTTTCCGTAAAAACGGTGTCTGATTGAAAAACTGATCAAGTAACTGATGATCAGTAAAATGACTCTGCGTGGTCGTTAATAGGGTCCCTACATTGTCTGGACCGTATGTGAAAAATTTCTGTGCCATCTATAACATCCTCCTATTAATTAAGGGGGGTTTATACCCAATTCCTTAGACGTTTTACGCCAAACATCCCTTAATGATAATTTACTTGTATCACGTTTTGCTTCGGTTTTACTACCTTTATCGCCTATAGCTTGTTTTTTAGCTGCTATTCCACTATTTGCTTCAGATACAGCTTCTGCTTTCAACCCAGAATATTTAGCCATCTTATATGCTGTATCAATCATCTCTGAACCAGACATGTTAGAATTCCTAAACTTTTTAAGATGCGGTTCAATCTTCCCCGCCTTATCAAGTTCCCAGAAATCAGGATGTAGTGGTTTCCCTTCGTCATCTTTAGCATTAACGAAATCATCTATGTCCTGTTCAGACCTCATAGTCTGCATTTTAGTCTGAAGTTGTTTTATCATCGGCATAAATGTTTTCTCTGCTACCTGACGCGATCTACCATCTATCATTGTCTGGAACGCATTTTTATCAGTTGATGCCAAATTAAACTCATCATCTGATATCGATTCCATAACCTCTGGTTCCGGCTCTTCCTGTCCTGTCCGCTGTCTGTCCCATTTGAGTATGTGTTCTCTCATAGAAGAATCAGACATAAGCAAATCAAATGAATCTTGTTTCTGCTTACCTGCGGTAAATCCCTTTTCCTTCTCACTAAACTCTTGCATCCGTTGAGTAAACTTCGCCTGCATGTTTGGGTCTGAAAATTCGGCCTTATCACCAGTCTCTTCGGTTGCTCCACTATCCTTCGTTTCAAGTTCTGCTGAAGTTTTTTCTTCAGCC